AAGGAAACAAGGTAAGGAAACAAGGTAAGGAAACGAACTGGAAACAATTTAATCTCGATTAAATAGCTTTTTAAATACTGTTTTTTTGGCGTTGAATATATCAGTAGCTGATTCTAATAGCTGGTAAAATGGTAAGGCTTTAATTAGGATTTCATTTGCCTCATCGTCATAAGCTATTATCGTTACCATATCATTGGTTACCTTGATTGTAAGGTTATTTAACCCGTCAAGTTCGGGGTTAAAATATTCAAGTTCAATAACCTGATTAGGTTTTATTTCATGCGTGATATTATCCATGCTCGAGACTCCAAATAAGGTTAAACCGATTCTAAGCATTGAAATAATGCTTCTATTGCCTTAAGCCACACTATCTTAATAGATAGCATGGCATGGCATTAAATAAGGTTTAATAGGGTTTATTTAGTCGACATAAACAAGTCTAACTAGTGGATTATTTTCAATAACCTTTTTCGTGATAGTAGAATAATAAATAGGTATTTCATTCAATCGTACTAGTGTATCTATCCATGGTGTATATTCGTTGGCTATACTTTGAGGTATTTCTAAAACACCGATTTTATAACCATTTAATAAGATTGTAAGCTTGATAGTCGATATCATTGAATGAACTCCAATAAGGTTAAAAAACAGGGAAAAAACAGGGAAAAAAATGAACTGGAAACACTTTAAGCCATCGTTAACGAAATAATAAACCTAGGTTTATTTTCAATAACTTGTCGACTATTCACATCGACTATAAAACCATTATTCAAGCTATTCTTAACTTTGTTATCACCTTTAACAGATAATCCAACTATCGACCCGCTAGCGTCCAAAAAGCGTATATCACTAAGATCACCATCAAGAACAGGTATACCTAAGAATGTTTTTGGCAATTCGTGTTTCTTGCTATTGAATGGTATAGCAACATTAAACCCGCTCGAGATGATTTCCATTACTTCGTTATCACTAGTATTTTCACTTCGTGAATATGTAAGATGGTAATTCGATGGTAGTTTAGACTTATCGAGTCTAGACTTGATTTTAGTGTAGTCATAGAATTGTATATTAGGAAACATTGTAAACAATTCGGGGAATATTTTTTCATAGGGAAGATCACTAAAAACATTCAAACGAATAGCGGGCTTTACATTGTTTTTTATACATCTTTTAACGAATGAAGTTATTTCTTTAATTAATTGTACTTTGAAAGTATTCGTATATTGAAAAAACAATAACTTGCGTTTTATTCTTGCAATTTGTGTCTTAGTGAAACGACCACGACCCGAAGAATATATGCAAGCCTTTTTGCATCCTTCGCTTGCACTAGGGCAAACATTAAACCCGCCTATGTTAGCGGGTGCAATTTGTATACCTCTAATATCATATCCGTTAATTTTATCCTTTAATAACTTCATATTAGTACTAAGTAGCGAACCTACTTTGACTATGTTTCCTTCAAAGTTTACAAGTAGTTGATTCTTAGCTGATTGATTCTTAGCTGATTTATTCTTAGTATTCATTATTAAACCCTTTATAAAAATAGTGAAAAAACATACCGAAAAACATAACTAATAAACAATATTAGTTATTACTGATAATCCCTTGATTGTCATTTATTTCTATCATTGCACCTAATATTTGGTGCAATTTTGCCCTCTTAATAGCTGATATAAAATGCCCTTTAACATCATCAACTATGAAAACAAGCTTGTCGGTTTTGGTATCGTATACTTGTGTATGACCTATACACTCTAATACCATGTAATTGCCTACCATTTTATTCTTATATCTTTTCATTGCCTATACCCCTTTATTAGTGGTTAAAATTGTTTCCAGTTCGCTTAAATCCCAAGATTCGATCATTTTTACTAATGATAATTCAAGCTGATTATCTTGATTAATCGTCCAAAATTTCATTAGGTTTTCTATAAACTCTTCCATATTTTTGCCCTTACTGTTATTTACTACTACTTTTTACTGATTACATTAATCAGTAATAATAATGTAATTATGCATATTATCGACTAAAACACAATGGCAATATACTAAATAATCCATAATATTTTAAGTATATTGCTGTAAACCCTTATGATATAAGCACTTAAAACTTTTTAAAATAATTGCTATTTTAATCTATTTTACGACAAGGAAAAAATGAAATAAATTAGTTCCCGTGGTATCTATCGGGGGAATAAAAAGATTCTATTTCATAAAAGATTATGGTAAAGGATTATGGGTGTGTTAGGGGGATATGATATCCTTAAAGTCTTATATATTACTTATATAATTATATATATATTTTATATATATAGATATATATATAATAAAAAAACTATCCCTCTATTTAATACATTCTAACATATAAATTATTAAGTATAAAGTTTATCTTAAATAATAAAGATAAACTTTATCCACTATTATCATTCATAATATATTAAAGATAAACTTTATCTTAATTAATTAAGATAGTGTAACTGCTAATATGTTTATTCTATAAATATATTGTATGATATGTTATATAGAGTTGTTTATCCTATTAATAATCCAGGCCTGGTTTTAGCCCCCCCACCCCACCCTAAACTCAGAGACTTTTTTTTAGAACCGTCAAGTTTCATTTTGTCGAATTTGAAAGTGCATCCAAAAAATTTTTCTATTTTTCCCAAATCGTCAAAACGATTTTCTCTTGCATTTTCCAAGTAAACCAATACAATGTGTAAATCTTAACCGGAGGTTTATATGCCAGCAGATAGCTCAATGCCAATTTCGCAAACCATTCCAGGCACAACAACGATCATTGCTAGTGGTTCGGGCCATATCCACGGATTTGTTTTGCAACCAGATGGAGATTGCACTATTCAGTTTTTTAAGGCTGACGGAACGACTGCAATGTCAGGTAAAATTCATATTCCGCAGTACCAGACTCTTTTTTGTGCTGTGCAGGGTAATGGTATGTTAATAAGTACGGCTGGAATAAAACTTACAGTAACTGGAAATGTTACTGGAACTTTAAGTGGATTTGTGACCTTAAACAGTTAACCATTAGGTCACCAAAAAATGGCAAAGAAAAAACCGTCACCGAAAACGACTCCGCCTTCCTCGCCAAAGGCTACAAAGGCTTCAAGATCGGGAAAACCGATTACGGAGTCTATTTCGTATGACACAGGAAGTTATCAAACTGGTTGGGGGCCGTTTTGGAACGATCCAAGTGAGTATGGTGCGTTTCAGTTTCCTAATGCGGGAATGGGTGGCTGGGTAAATCCCGCACAATTAGCGGTTAGAGACAATTACCTGTCAGGTGAGCAGCTTCCGATCTATCTGTCTTGGTGGCAGTTAAAGAGCATCAGGGATAGAGCTAGATTCGTATTTGCGACTAATGAGTTTGCTCATGGACTTGTGCAATGTTTTCAGTCATTTGTTGTTGGGTCTGCTGGATTTAAATGGCGGGTTGCTTCAATCGATCTAAAGAACCCAGTACCGGAAGACCTATTGAAGAGGTGTCAAGCTTCTTTAGATATCTTTCGTGAATACAACAATATGGTGGATGTCGAAAACGAAATTGTGTACCGCCTTCATGTCGATGGAGAGGTGTTCTTAAGAAAGTTCCCACAGGCTAATGGGATGCTCGTAATTCGCTTTATTGAGCCAGAATTGGTCAGAGGGTATGCTACAGACATTGGGTCGCCAAAAGACTCATTTGGGATCATTGTGGAAGAGGATGATATTAATTCGGTTCTTGGATATCAGGTAATTTTGAAACCTACTGTTACTAGAGAACCTACATTTATCCCTGCGGAAGAAATCATACACATCAAAATTGGCACAAATGCGAATGCAAAGCGTGGATTGACTACATTCTACCCTGTGTTCCAAAATTTGACCAATTGCGAGGATATTCTTGCTTCTACAGTCACAATGGCGAAAGCCAGGGCAAAGATAGCGATGATCAGGAAGGTAAACAATGTTGCACCTGACTCAATGGCAAGCTTAGTTGACTCACAGATTGATGCTACGCTCGGTGGCAGCAATAATCTTGGTGCAACGCAAAGTATTGGATTGGAGAGGTTTGGCTATGGATCGATCATTACCGCACCAGCGAACATTGACTACGAATTCCCAGGGGCAAATGTCGATGCAGCAGGGCTTATCCAAGTTTTGCAGGCTAACCTACGATCCCTTGCAACACGCTTTGGAATCAGCGAAACACTCATGTCCGGTGACGCAAGCAATAATAACTACTCTTCAGCACTCATTGCGGAAGCTCCAGCAAGGCGAACTTTTGAGCGATGGCAAGGGATTGTTGGAAGATCCTTGGCCGAATGTCGATTCGAGCCAAACAAGTCTTTAGCTTGGTCACAGATCCACCTCGCATCCGAACACGGTATCATCCCCAAGGAAATACTTAAGAACATTAAGATCACTTCTGAAGCGTATTCTCTTCAATCAAGAGAGCATCAGAAAGAAGCTGAGATGAACAATGTGTACCATTCAATGGGTGTGAAGTCGATTCAGACGATTCGGGCTGAACTTGGATTGGATAACGATACCGAAGCATCAAACTTCATAAAACCAATTGTAGATGAAAAGAAGGGTGCTACCGAAATTGATCCGATGAATCCTTCATCAAGGATTGAGTCTGGAAGTGCTACGCAAGGAATCGGTGGTGGCGATCAAGTTCAAGACTCCGCTCTCAATGGTGCCCAAATTGCTAACCTTGTCGATATTATTCATCGATGCTCTATCGGTGAGATTCCAATGGAAAGTGGCAAGGCGATAGCAAGAGCTTCGTTCCCTGCGATCACACCTGAGATCATTAATTTAATGTTCCGTGATGTAGTAATTAAGATCCCCGAACCTGTTCAGCCTGTGTCAAGTTCTTCACCAGAAAAACTTGATAAGCCTGAAGGCCCGCCAAACCTTCCCGCAGCAAAATCACCAAATATATCAACTGTAACAGGATAATTGTTGACAACACTAGACGATGGACTGTAATATCATACTATGAATGCCGTTATTGAAAACAAACCAGGTGTAGTAGACCGAAACAAGTGCATTGTTTACGGTGTAAAAGTCCTTGGATTTAGCTCAATGAATGGCAGAATCTACGATCCAAAAGCGATTCGTGATGCAGTTCCGCTATACGAGAACGCTCCAGTAAACAAAGATCACAAAACAGAAGCACCATTGTTTTCTGATAGGCTAGGATGGCTTCAGAATGTCCGCTTTACCTCCGAAGGGTTATATGCAGACTTCAGATACAATCCTCATGCTGATGGGATTGAATCATTTTTATGGTTTGCTGAAAACAATGGTTTAGGCGATGTAGGATTTAGCCACCTTGTTAGTGGCAAATCAATTCCTGATCAAGATGGTACAGAAAGAGTAGTAAGAATTGACAGAGTTAGATCGGTGGATTTAGTTGCAAACCCTGCAACCACCACCACAATTTTTGAATCCAAGGAGATTGCAATGAAAAATGATAAAATGATGTCTGAAGAAAACCCTGTGAAAGAAATGTATAAGGAAGAGGTTCCAGATGCTGCACCCGCACAAGAACCAACTGCTGCACCGACTTCGGAAGAACCGTCTTCTGATATGCTTAAGCAAATTATGGAAATTTGCGTTGGCCCAGGCGAAGGCTCGGCAAAGGGGAAGATGATTCTTGACCTTATTGCTGCTGCTACTGGCCTCGGTAGTGGCGATGTTGCTGCTGAAACCACAGATGTAACAGGAATGAGCAAAACTACGGGAACACCAGCACAAGCTAATCTTGGTGACGATGAAGACGATAAAGATGAACTTGAAGAGTCTTTGAAGGAACTTGAAGACCTTCGCAAGTGGAAATCTGAAAAACTTAATGAAGAAAAAATATTCTCTTTGCTTAAGGAGAGTAATTTAGAGGCAACCCCTGTTTTTGTAAAGCAACTTTCCGCAATCGGTGAAACGATGTGGGCAGAAGCGATTGATGACAGGAAAAAGGTTGCTCTTGTTAGAGCTAGTGTTAAGCCAGTTAGTTCGACTGCAATCCAAGGCGAGTCGAACTATCAACAGTTTCGAGAAAATGTCCTTGGCAAGTAAGCCATCCATTTAAGGAGTCTATGACTATGGCGATTACTTACAGTTTCAATGCGACTAATCCTGTGGTGGCCCCTGTTGCCACCGACAAGGCGATTCAAGTTGGCGATCTTGTAGCTCTATCTTCCGGTAGTGCTATTTCCGCTCTTGATTTTCCTTGGGATACCAACTTGGCAACCACTCAAACTGCGTTTGCAAGTGCTTTTTTAGGTGTATCTGGTCAATTAAAGAGAGAAGATATAGCTCTTGTGTACGGTAACTCAGTAGACAACCAAATTCGTGTTGACTGCTCTGGTATCTACGCTGGAACTTATACTGGTTCCGCTCTTCTCGTTGGGGATTTTGTTGGCCCCACCTCAGTATCTAGCGTTCTTCAGCCCCAATCTTTAGTTAAAGTTGCATCCGCTGCTTTGGCTATTGGTCGAGTTGTTGAAGCCCTTGCTGGTACTGGTACTGTAAAATTCCAATTGTTGTCTAGTCAAAACCCTGTGGCCCGATAATCCACAACTTTTTAAGGAGATTGATATGAAGAGTCTAGGTAAAAAGCTGAAGGAATTCGGCCAACAGAATGGTTTGGCTAAAACCAAAGCGTTCTTTTCGGAATCTATTTCTAAAGGCGATATCGCTGTAAGCAGAATTTCCCTTAGAGGCCTTGCAGAAGGCATCATGGGTGACGATTGGGCCGAACAGCTTAATCGCTTCAATGGCCCAGATCGAACCTTTATGGAAGCAACAGAAGCAGTTGATGCTTCTAACTTTGCTGCCATTACTGGTCAGATCCTTATCACTACGGTTCAAGAAAAATATAAGTTAGCATCATTCATTGGTGATCAACTTGTATCGACCATCCCTGCTGGTCAGAACCTTTCGACTGAGATCATTCCTTGGTTGTCTGATATCAGCCCTTCGCCAGAAGTGGTTCAACCTGGTATGCCTTATCCGCAAACCCAGTTCTCTGGTAACTATGTACGACTTCCAGCCATCGAAAAGGTGGGGCGAATTTGTGCGATTACCGCTGAAATGATTTATTCGGATAAGACTTCACAGGCCTTGGCATCTGCTGAATC